TTGCAGAACAGAAGAAGACAACTTAATGCTTTAATAGGAAGGGTAACGGTAACAGTATAATGGCAATAACGCATGCAGATTTTTTAACGCAAGTAAGAAACTACACTGAAGTTTCAAGCTCAGTATTGAGTGATTCTTTGTTAGATCAATTTATTAGAAACGTTGAATTAGATATAGCAGGTAAAGTTGATTATGATGACATAAGAAAATATGCAACATCAACTTTTACAGCTGGTAACAGATATGTCAGTCTACCATCTGATTCTATCATAATAAGATCTGTTGAACATATATCAGGCACGACAAGAACTTTTTTAGAAAAAAGGGACACGAGTTTTATATCTGAATTTAATCCTACTGATGCGCAAGGAACTCCTAAGTATTGGGCTAATTGGGATGATAGTGTTCAAAGAGGAGCAGTAATATTGGTTGCCCCTACACCAGCAGCAGCTGATACGGTTCAAGTAAACTACATAAAAGAGCCTCCGCATTTTACTTCATCAAACAATACATATTTAGCTCAATATCAAGAATCTATGTTATTACATGGTGTACTATCAGAGGCTTTTAGATTTTTAAAAGGTCCCATGGATCTGTACAACCTCTATAAAAGCAAGTATGATGAAGAGATACAAAATTTTGCTCTACAACAAATGGGCAGAAGAAGACGTGGGGAGTATAGTGATGGCGTTCCAAGAGTAAAAGTGCCTTCACCGTCTCCTAACACAACTATTTAAAGGAGAATAAAATGGCAATAACAACTAATGCAATCTGTAATTCTTTTAAGAAAGAATTATTAGAAGCAAAACATAACTTTTCTAATCCAGGTGGTGATACATATAAGTTAGCAATGTTTACTAACTCTGCGAGTTTAGGAAAGTCAACAACAAACTATACTACAGGTAATGAAGTATCATCCCCAACAGGAGGTTACTCTGCTGGCGGAAAAGCACTTGTGAACGTTGGCACATCTTTAGCAACAAATACTGCTATCACAGATTTTGCTGATCTTTCATTTGTCGGAGTAACTTTGACTGCAAGAGGAGCTTTAATCTACAACACAACTACTGGCTCAGGTTCAAGCACAACTGATGCCGTGGCTGTATTAGATTTTGGGGGAGATAAAACTGCAACCGCTGGAACATTTACAATTCAGTTCCCAGCATTTACAACGTCTGCAGCAATATTAAGAATAGCATAATTTTAGGAGGTCCAGGTGTCAGATATTACAGTTAACGTAAGTGCACCTGGACTAGAAACTACTTGGGGTGAAGCCGCGTGGGACGTAGGCACCTGGGGAGTTGGAGAAGGTCTTAATACAACGACTGGATCTCCAACAATCGATGCTGAAATAAGTACTGGTTGGGGTGGAGATCAATGGAACGTTAACGCATGGGGTGATTTAGCGACTACATACGCACCAGTCACAACAGCTGGACTTTTACAAACATCTATTGGAGAAGAAGAGTACGCAGGAACCACAACTGGTTGGGGTAGACCTTCTTGGAACACAGGTGGATGGGGTATTTTTGGAGATGTATTTACAACCTCTTTCTTAATGTCAACATCTATTGGTGTTGTCACAGTTGATGCAGAACTTAATGTAGGTTGGGGTAGAAATCAGTGGGGTAACGGTGGTTGGGGAGTTCACTATTCAGCTGCTCCTTCTGGTCAAGTATTAACTTCATCCATAGGTAACTCAACAGCAACGGCTGATGTTACAGTTGGTGTAACAGGTCAACAATTAAATTTTGCAGCTATTGGTACATTTAGTGTTCAGATTGACTCTAGCGTATCCATAGTTCAAGCTGGTGAAAAAACCATGAATTTGAGTCTTGGCACTCAATCATTGGTACAAAGCACAGTTGAAAGCGTAACGGGACAATCTTTAACATCTTCTGCAGGTTCAGTAGTTGCAGGATTATTCTTAGATGTTCCAGTTACAGGAAGCACTGCTACAACTAGCATAGGGAATCAAACTTTAGTTCAAAGCACAGTCGAAAGTGTTTCAGGTCAGTCAATGACTAGTTCTTTAGGATCTATTGGAGATATACCTCAAAATCAAGTAGGTGTTACTGGACAATCATTAACATTAAGTTTAGGTGAAGAAGGCACTGTTGGAAACGCTAAAGTATTACCTACTGGCATAGCCTTGACTTCATCTGTTGGAAGCACTAATATTACTTCATGGAACGAGGTACAAGTAGGCGTTTCTAATACATGGACAGAGGTTGATATTGCAGCCTAGTTAATGTAAAATTAAATATATACGGAGAAATAAAAAAATGGCATCAAGTTTTTCTACAGATTT